AGGAGAAAGGTTATCCTTTGCTTCTAAATCAGAAATTTTTTGATAATTAGCCTCTAAACTAGCTTGATTAGAAGTGAAGTTTTTAATAAAAGCAGCTCTTTTGCCCTGTGGCATAGCTTTCGCTAACGTAGCTATTTCGTTTTTACTTAACAATATACTAGGGTCGGCTTGTTGTTTTACCGCCATTTCTGCTGCTTTTGTTATTTCAGGATCGCCGTAGTCTCCTTTTGTGTAGTCTTTTTTTTCAGGTTCCGCAGGAAAAAAAGACTGATTGCCTTCTCCTTCTTTGCTTACAGCCTCTCTTGCTGCAGCTGCTCCTGTTATATCTTCGGCTTCTAGTCCGTCATCCATGTTAGCAATTGCTTCTTTTTCTTCAGGGGGTCTATTTTTATTTATTATTTGAATAATTTCTCCCATACCATTTGAAGTTTGTTCTGGATCATCCACATTTTCATCACCTAACAATTTTCCAGCTGCACCATATGCTTGATCAAATTGGGTATCTAATTGGTTACCTATAGTTTTTCCTACTGCTCTTCCAGTAAGGCCGCCCCTTTGCAATAAATTTTCAGATTGAGCTTCATAAAAAGCGACTAACTCCTCTTTAGTTAAAGTCACCGGCGCGTCATCTGGATCGCCACTTCGTCTCCCTGTTACGGGTTTTATTTTTCCCCTATGGTCTCTAATGTTAAATGTATAAGTACCATCTTTATTTTTAGTAGGGGCTAACAAAGTTCCGCGTTGTTTAGTTCCAAATTGATCTTTAAATTGATTTGCAACAGAAGCGGTGTTTAAAAAATTAACATACTGACTGGCTATATTTGGGTCATGCATAGCAGATAAACCGCTTGTTTTATTTAAACGCCCTGAAGGGTCAAATATTTTTTCGTTGTTATGTAGTTCACTTATGGTGTCAGAAATTTTATTTTTGTTAACATCCATACGGGCTTGATCAGCTTTTGCTCTATTGTAATTAGATGTGTTTCTTGCACCAATTTGATTTGTGTAAGCTGCTAAAAAATCACCAAATTTACTTGCCATAATCTATACCTAAATTGCAAACGCTAGAATAGCTGCACTTGCTAATGAACTACCCATCCCAACCATGTTAGAAGTATGTTGTGCTTTTGCATTTTTATATGCTGCGGCTTTTGATGCAGCGTTTGCAGAAGCAGTGCCTAACCCCTCGATTGAAGACCTATTTACGCCCTGTCCTATATTAATTAAGTCTGCTAGCGTGCGTTGGTTAATATCTTTTTGTGCAATACGCGCAGTGTTTAAACCACCAGCTAAGCCAAGTTGACCCTGTCTTTGATTAGCAACTTGTTGTTGTTGTCTTTGAGCAACACTTAATCCAGCCCCGCCGTAACGAGAGATGTTTCTTTCTTGTACACCCCTTGCAATTTCTGTTTGTTTAGCTGCGTCTTCCGGTGCTCTATCTACTAAAGAAGTATCATTTCTAGCTTCAATTAATTCTTTTTCAAACCCACTAAAATCTTGAAGATAACTTTCGTAATCTTGTCTTGTTATATTAGCAAAAGTTTTTTCTGGGTCATCTACACTTGGCAAAGTAGAAGTTGAAAAACTTCTAGTTTGGGCCATATTACTTTGATAGTCTTGTAAAGCCATTAATAACCACTCCCGCCACCGCTTGAAACCTCTGGTCCCTTTCCTGTAGTATCAATTGACCCATCATTGGGTTTAAATAGTCTACTAAAAAACCCAGGTTTATTTAAATCAGAAGCTCCACTATAACTACTTAAGTTATCTTGGCCTTGTGCTATTAATGCACTTCCAATTTGTTCAGCAGCATTAAATTTAGCTTGTCTAACCATTTGTTTAGATTTTGCAGCTTGTAAATCTTTTGTGTTCTGTATTCTTGATGCTTGTGCTAATCCAGACATAGCTTCGCCGGCTTGCCCACGTGCGGTTCCCAAAACCCCAGTTTGTTGTTTTCTAGAAGCTGCTAACCCTTGCGCACTTGCAGCGGCCATTTGTCCAACTGCGGCTGATGCTAAATCAGCGGCTTGGTCTACAGACTTAGTGCCAGCTAAAGACGGGCCTTGGCCTGTTAAAGACTGCATAGTATCAGCACCTGCAACTCCACGAGCTACTCCGCCTAAATCTTCTTGCATAGACTGATCACGCATCTCCCTAAGCAAGGGTGCGTAATTTTCATTAAAGTAATTTTTTTCTGCTTGCGCTACAGAAGCTTGTGTTTTTTCTGCTTCGCTTGCTTTGTACTCTGATGCTTTTGGTTTACTACTCATACTTCTTTTTTATAAACATAACTTGTTAACTTAAATCCATTAGCAGTTGCAGTCTTTGCCCATCCTGGGCGACTTGTGTGAAACTCAATAACCTTCACATTTTTTTCTAAAGCTAGTTTGTCTAAAAAACTAAAACCAGCTTTAACATAATTATACTCTGGTTTTTGGTAAGTTGCCCATACAAAAAGCGTAGGTTCTCCACTAGGATCAGCTATAAAAGAACATACTACAAATCCAATATACTCATCTTCTTTGTAAAACATATACAAAGTTGCGCTGCTATTGCGCAACGCTAAATATACATCTGCTGGTATCCAGTCTGAGTAGCTTTTATTTCTTATAACCTGTAAATCAGGTTCTATTGTTGTATATGCATACCCAATTTCATCTACTGGTATTTCTTCAATAGAGATGCCATTAATAGTCAATCTCTGAACCATATCTCTTATATCGTTTACGAGGAGACATTCCTGCTCCTTTATATTTTACAACTCTACGTACTCCTAAATCTCCGCCCCTAGCTTTTAACTCAGCTTGTATAATTTCTTGATTAAATAAACTTAAATAATCTGCTGCCGCTTGTGGGTCAGTCCAATCTTTTGCCGGTATTCTAAGCAATCTATATAAAGTTCCATAGACAATCCCATCTCGATAACTGTTAGAAAAAGTTGTATCAATATTACTAGTTGTTCTGCTTGGTTTTAAAGCAACAGCTAGCAAAAGGCCATTATTAATAGCACTTCCAGGAATTGGAACTACCCAGAAGGTGTTAGGTGTTTTTTGTAGATACACTTGTGGGAGAGCTGTTTTATCTCTCCAATCGGGATAATTTAATTCTAAACTTCTTGGGCTAATAGGATCTAAGTCGTCGCCATCATAGGTCATCCACAATATCTGATGCACATCTGTGCCGGAAGGTTGATCAAATTCATATTCGAACACGCCTGTAATAGTTGTAATAGGATCTAAATCATATACATAAGCTTTTGACCTTTCTGCAAACTCTATACAAGCGGACCGTAAAGTAGACTCAATTAAAGAGTCCGGACAATTAGGAACATAAGGAAGTATGTCTTTTACTAAAGAATTAAAAGAGGCCATTTTATACTCCTACTCCTTGAACAGGTAGTGGTGCAGTGTTTTGTCCATTCCTGTCAAAATTTGGGTTTACTAAATTTTTAGAGTTTATGCCAGTAGATACACTATTTAAAAACAATTGATAATGTTGGCTGGCTCTTTGTGCATTTCCAGCGAATTCAGCATCTTTTAAATAACATCTGTATAGAACATAGTCTATAAGAGCATTACCATAAATGTCATCCATTCCGATAGTACTACTAGTAGAACTTAAGTCTGTAGGAACATCAGAATAAACAATTTCTATGTAAGCATTAACCCCAGATTTAACTCCTGGGTATACATAAAACTTTTTAGGGTCATCCGGATCAAAAATATAATGTTTTATTACAGTGCCATGCGCAGCATCTCCTGTAACAGTTGGGTTATGCCAGTCAGGTTCTATTGAATTTAAAATATCTGAATCTACTAATCTAATAGCCCTGCCACCAGTTGCGCCATCTTGATTGCTAGACATATTGCGAACTACTTTAATTAACGTTAAACCAGGAACAGTTTGTTCTGTACCAGTAGCAAGTGAATTGTTCACATGTTTTGCTGTTGCTTCTGGTTTAAAATTAACTACTTCTCTTTGTGCATCATTAATATAACGAAGCAACTCAGCTGAAGTCCAACGAACGCCTGTAGTATCTTGCAGGCTGTCCTGAATTCTAGATATTAAATTTGCGCCCGTTAGTGTGCTCATTATTTTTTAGTCGTTTTCTTTACCACTTTTTTCTTTGGGGTTGGCTTCACTGGTTCTTCAACCGGAGTGGGTTCAACTATTACACCCTCAGAAATTTCAAGCTCTTCATTAATTGGAGAGCCAATTTTTTTGTTCTTAATATCATTAGGTTTATGTTCTGTGCAACCTTCTTGCAAGCAGAGGTAACCTAAATCGTCTCCAACTTCTTTCGGTACGCCAGCTTCCAGTCTGATTGATGCGCCCCAGGTTGTTGAAATGTACCTATCTATATCTGATATTACTATCATAATTTACTCCTTTAAAAAGGGGTGGCCCAACATGAGCCACCCACAAAAGCATACTTAGTATGCAACATCCAATCTAATGACACCAAAGTCTTCAACGCCACTGTTGTAGTCGCTGTTGAACTTAGGCTTCTTAAGACCAAAGATTTTACCAATGGAGATACCATTTTGGTTACCGTAGTCGAAAGTATCTTCAACTATTTGTGGTAAACCAATATCTGCCATAGCAAGAGCTTGAGCTCCACAGAATAAACAAGCAGAGCCATTGATGTTAGCATCAGCACCCCATTTGTATCCATTAGAACCGGCGTTAGCAGAAGCTCCAGAAGTTGCATTCTCTGTATTGAATACATGTCTGAACTCATGAACCATAACACCATCAACCATTAGACTTGAAGAACCTGAGAACAAGCTTGAGCTTGGTCCTCTGACTCCAGCATTTCTGACGTTAGCCAAGAAATCTGAATCAAGTTTAAGGTCAGCCATTACTTGAGGTGATACAAATAAATGGTATACCTCATCTCCACCTGCGCCTCTTACTCCACGAATGTAGTTGTCTTTAGCAAAAGCTTTAAGAGCAACAATACACTCGTAAGTGATAGTGTCAGCAGCTGCAACTGCAGTTACGTCACCAGCAACAAGTTTACTAGTAGCATCCCATCTTCTATGTCTGTTAGAAGTCGGGGCTGTTACGTCTCCACCAAAAACCATGTCGCCAAGATTTTGTCCTGAATTCAGAACTGGTCTTAAAGCACCACTGTTTTTGAGGGTGTAAGAAATACCAGAAAGCGTTAAGAACGCTAATTGGTCAATACGATCTGCCATTGCGTAAGCAAGTGCGTCACGTGAGTTCTCACGGAAATTAACAACTGATTTTTGATCAGCAAGACGACCTGAAAGTCTGTTTGCAAATCTTAATTGATCGAGTTGTACAACAATGTCGTAGGCTCTTAAAGTCTCTTCATTACCTTCTAAAGTGTTGTCTCCAATGATACCGTCACCAGACATATCGGCAAGAAGAGTTAAAACCGCTCTTGCTCCTTTTTCTGATTGAGTAAGTTCAGATATTCTCTGAACCATTGCATTAGATCCGCTACCTGCGAATTGGTTAATGAAAGACATATTCCTAGCGACACGCCAAAAATCACGAGACCAGATCGTTAATTGTTCGCTGGTCAACGCGCTAAAGTTTGTGTTAGCCATTGGGCTATCCTCCAAATAAAATTAAAATAACCAGCCGACTTATTGGAGCGGCTCATTGCCCGTATACCCTTTTTCGTTGGGAAACGTTCTCATAATTTTACGAACATGACGTCGACCAGTTTTACGCCATGATAGGCGAATACGTTTTTTTACCGTAACGACTCGTGCTAGATATCGGACTAGCGACCGAATACTTATATCTTATACTAAGCCTTAACCAAAGTCACCACGCATTCTGCGAAGTGTTTCAGCAGGAAGAGCATCAAACTCTTCACTTGATAATAAAGATAAATCAACTTTTTTCTCGCCTTTTGAATTTGCTCCCTCTCCTTTCATAGCAGGGGGTTGTGATTCTGCGGCTTGTAATTTTTTACTTACAGTAGAAGCTTGTTTTTTTTGTTGTAAAACAGGATCTGATTTTGTTTCAGGTGCTGCTTTTAACAATTCAGGCTTTTTAACTGCTAAAGTGTATTCTGTTGCTTTTGCTAACGCATCGGCAGCAGTATAACCCTGTACAGTAAACGCATCCCGAAGATCTATAACCTCAGCTTGTAAATCAGCATCAAAATCAGCACTATTTTCATTTAAAATAGGAAAAGTAGCTTCAATTTCGGCTGCTTTAGCTTGCAATTCAGTCATTTCTTGACTTTGTTGCACTGTTTGGCCCATTTTTGCTTGTACTTCGAACATAAACTGTTCTTTTTCAGCATTTCTTATCTCACTTCGTAGCGCAACAGCTTTTTCTGTCTCACCATTAAGCACTAAATCTTGATATTCAACCTCTTTTTCATCAAAACTGTACTCAGGAGCGTTTTCTAAAGCTTGTTTTTCTGCTTCTGTAGCTTCGTTTAGCTTTTTTTGCATTGCTTTGTTTTTAGCCAACACTTCATCGAGTCTAGACTTAGGCACCATAGGTGCTTTTGGTTCTTCTACTTTGTTTTGTTGAGCAAGGCCTTGCTCGCTTCCTTCAACTGGCTGAATATCTGGTTGTGCAACTTGCTCGCTGTCTTCAACCACTCCTTCTTCGCTATCAGTTTCTGGTTCTGCTTCTGCTTCTGCTTCTGTTTCTGGTTCTGGTTCTTCTTCAACAACCTCCTCTTCTGGAGCGGCGTCAACTTCTTGTTCGACTTCTTCATTTTCTTCCTCCGGAACGTCATCAAAATTAAGATCTACTTCAAATGCTTTTGCTTCTTCTTCTGAAACAGGGTCTGCACCCGGCATTACATCCATTACCAGTTCTTCGACTTGCGTTTCCGCAGTTGCTTTTTTACTTTTAGCCATTCTTATTACCTCCTGTAGGTTTCATGGCGGCAGTTGCCAATTTAGCGGCTGCCTGGGTTTCAGTTTGTCCTCTACGGACTTCATTTGTCATTCCTGACAATCTTTCTCTCAATTCAAGCTCTTCTTGCTTCATTTGAATTTTACTTTGTAGCTCAGCCACTTTAAGTTGTGGATCTGCAGCTTCGCCTTGAGCCTTAGCCATATTAAGTTGGGCAGTAGATTCAAGAGTTTTAACTTCTGCTTCAAGTTTGGCAATTTCAAGTTGTGTTTGTCTAATTCTAGATTCCATTTCAAACTGAGCCAACTGCGCTTGTTCTGGAGTTGGTGGTTCAGTACCTTGCATCTGTCTAATACGTTGTGCAATATCTCCTTTACGTGCAAGATGTGAGTAATCAACAATTAAATCATCTGGTATTGGTACGCCCGCTTGACGTAATTGAATTGCTTCAGCAAATTGAACTTCGTCAAAGTTATCTCTAGATGGAGCAGTTGCAATAACAACATCATACTCTCCCAAAGTTAAATCATTTATGATTTGCCCTTCAGGAGTGACTTGATTTACTGCCATCGGTTCTCTTGGTTTAAATGGATTTGACTCATCGGTAATTTGGATAACTCGCTCTTCGGTATAATACCGTTGTACAAGGTTCAATACTTTTTCTGCCAAGTATTGTCTTGTCTTTTTCAAATTATCCAAAGGAACTTGAATCATTAAAACGCCACGATTTTGTTTTGCTTGAATTGCAACGCCCGATACTTCGGCCCCATCTGTTCCTAACATAGCGTCACTTATGCCACTAATTTGTTTTATATTGGAAGCAGCTTTTTGTGCAATTCTATCTAGACCAGTTGGTATTTGGTTGGGTGGTATTTTACCTGGAGGAGTACTTCCTCGATTAAACTCAAGTACTAGTCCAGTTTCTGCGCCGTGTTCTTCTAGATCATCCGCGTTCATTCCGGTTAAAGAACCAGATTCTACAATCCAACCACTGTTAGCAGTTGTATTTACTATGTGTAACTCTTGAGATGAAATTTTGTTTAGTTGTTCTTGAGGTGATATTAAGTTTCGCACCATGCCAAAAGGTTTACCTCTTCTCCAATACGGAAAATAAGGAACTAAAGTAAAATGTTCATAAGGAGACCAGTCGTCGTGTAGTACTACTGTGTCTGCTGTTACCGTCCAGCGAACCGCTCGCATTTTTTTCTCTACTATATAGAGACCATAATCGTCAGCAAATTTTTCTCTTTTCTTTTTAGTCCAGTCATATGGTACGGGTCTTTGGTCCCCAGATACCGGATCAACATAAAGTATGCAATCTTTTAATTTATAGTGTTGTCTTTCAACAACTCGTATAGATCTTAAAGCTCTCGCATCCTCTGGGTTATTTGGATAGTCGCTACCATGATAATTTTCTTGATCAGTGTCTCCATAAGTTTCTTCTTCATACTCCATGGAATCTGCACCAAGAGTTGTACCAACCTCAGCAATCATTCTTAACTTATCTGCTTTGTCTTGCCCGTATGTTTCTTCTATCTCTTCAAGACTCATCCACTTACTTTCAAATATTTCATTCCAAGTTCTTGGATCATATTCTTTAGCATCAGGGTCAATAATAATATCTAAAGGATCTTTAGTTTCTATTCTTACTTCGCCATTTATGTGATCAGAAAAATCTACTCGTACATCAAACCAACCACGGTCTTGAATTAACCCATCAGAAAAAGCTTGGCTTTCTAACCATTCTAGTTTGTTGTTATCTGAAATTTGCATGTATAACCGTGTTAATACATCAGCTATTTCTTGATTGCCAGTTCCTCTAGGTTTAAATTGTACATCTGCTCTTCGCGTACTTTGTTCACCAAGAACTGTGTTAACTGTAGGTAAGATTGTGTTGATTGTTAATGCTGGTCGACCCTGGTCGTCGAGCGCTGATATATCAGCTTCGTCCCATTGTTCGCCGCGATAAAACGCGTCGCATTTTTGTGCCATGTCGACGTAGTCTAAATGCCCATGATCTCTGGCTCGGGTATAGGCTTCCCATTGCCGTTTAGCAAGAGTCTGTTCTTCCCCTGCGCTAAGATTCTTTTTCTTTTTTTTATAATCTGCCATTAAGCGCTCATTGATGATTTACGTTTTTCGCCTTTTACTAAATGTTTTAATCCATCTCTCCATGACGGAATATGCTCGGGTCTTTCATAAAACGTAGCAAACTCTGTCATCATTAAACCAATCCACGCCAAGGCATCTACCTGGTCGTCATGTGTACCATTTGGGAAACGTAAAAGTTCTGCAACCATAGGTCCAGTCCAAACGGCGTCTTGTGGAAAGTATACCATACCTTGTTGCATTCTACCCTGGATCGCTCGAGCACGTAACTCCTTATCTCGCCTACCAACTTTTAAGTCTTTAAAGTACGCTTCGTTAAGGCCCCGTTCGCGTGTTCTTTTTTCTAGAAACGGACCCAAGGCCATCTCAATATGACCCCTTTCTATTCCCACTATACCTGGGCGCCATAATTCGTACAAGTCTAAAATTTGCTCTACTAACTCAAAGCCGTCGTATCTACCGCGAACGACATCAACAATAAATAAATTATCATATTCATCGACACCGACAACAATACCAACTGAGTAATCGTTCCTGTCACGCTGTCCGATCGCAAGATCCCACGCGCAGTAATATTTAAGTTTTGAAGTATCGATTTCATCGAAGTCGTAATAAGCGATCATGTCGCGGTTAAAATAGTCGCCTTCGTCAGATACAGGATTCTGTTGGTATAGAGCAGACCAATCGCGCGGGCCGATGGCTTTCCTTATCTGCTCGAGAGCGTCCACATTATATCTCTCTGGGTGTAAACTTTCACCTGTTTTCCTAAAACTTTCGTCTTCTTCTGCAATTGCTGGGTAGCGAATCACTTCCCATTCATCTGCGCCCTCTTCTGCTTGGGTTAACAAGCGCCCGGCCAAGTCGTCGTCGTGCCAACGCGTAAGAATAACTAGTATGCCTCCACCTGGGGATAACCTTGTATAAGCTGTGGATGTATACCAATCCCAGGTCGCATCTCGGTTGTTATCGGATTCTGCATCTTCTCTGTTTTTTACCGGATCATCAATAACCATAACGTGCGCACCCTTACCAGTAATACCACCACCAACACCCGCTGCAACATACCCGCCGCCTTCTGTTGTTTGCCATGATTCTACTGACTGAGAATCTTTATCTAGTCTAGATTTTTCGAAGACATTTTTGTATACTGGTTCTCTTAGCAGTTGACGTACTTTTCTTGAGAAACTCATAGCTAACGACCCAGAATAAGAACAACTTATAAACTCGTGTTCAGGATGCCGGCCCAAGTGCCAAGCTGGAAATGCAATACTAGCAAGAGTAGATTTACCATGTCGAGGTGGCATGAAGAGCATCAATCTTGGTGACTCTTTATTTGCTACCTGTTCGCTGAACTTTTCTAGCCGTTGGCAAATATCTTTGTGTACCCAACCTGCTTGGTAGTCAGTATTAAATCGTTCAACAAATGGGAGTAACCTTTTACGTGCTAAAACTCTTTTCGCTAGCTCTTGTTCTGCTTTTACTTGCGCAGACAGTTCTGCTTTTTGTGACTTCTGATCAATCAGTTTTTGGGGCTCGGGTATTGCTTCAGCTTCGTCAGCTCGACAATATACACAGATCTCGTCTATAAGAACTAAGTTCTCCGGGTAGAGCCCTCGGCATTTTCTACACTCAGTCTTTGTTACTTCCATCTGGCTCCAAATAGTTTGTATCATTACCAGCAAGTTTTAAAAGCTGAGCATCGGTTAACTTCTCTAATTGTTCTACTTTCTCTACATTTATATTAATCAGCGTGGCTTGTTCAGGAATGTGTAGACCGTGGAGCTTGCATAACGAATCGACGACGTTCTTTTCTTCGGTCGAGTTGGCTGCTTTTGAATGAGCTTCCAGGTACATGCCAGTTGCTGTGTTCTTGTCGAACTTTATCTCTTCGCGCATTTCATTACGGAAGTAGGTCAGAGCGGTTTGCATTTTAGGAGTCTTAAATATCTGATAGACGCGGTCCATATCCTTGTACCCCGCAGCACGGCCCGCGGCCGCTTTGCTCATTCCTCTTAAATGGAACAATACTAATCGCTCTTCTTGAACGGAGAGTTCGTTTAATTGTAATCCGGCATAAGGAAGGTGAGATTGTAACTCGTTTCTATCGGCTTCACTCATGTCAGTTGGTCTTTCTTCATCTAGTAATCGCATGCTCGGGGATTATATTAAAAATTTTCCTTGTGTGTAACTATATTTTTACACCACCAATACAGCTCATCTTCTGACATTGTATGCTTAATTAAGTTAACACGCCAACATACGAGTTGAATGTTAGTAAGTATGTACTCTATGTTTGGATCTATTCTGTCAATCGACACGTTCGTGTTCCGTTTATCGCCACCCTTGTGCCACGTCATGAAGGCCCCGGACAACGCGCAACGGCCGTCTTGTTTGTCCCACAATTCATTAAGTTGTTCTGGTGTTATCTCAAATAACATGCCTTCTTCTTTTCCTCTCGAGTACTTTAAATGGTTATATAAATTTTTTAAATATTTATACGGACTAGAAGATTTATTTATATTGCTCTGAGCTAAAATGCATTGGCGACATGTTGTTCGTGCATTTTCAAAGTGAGCTTTTGGTAAGGTCTTCTTACACCGCTCACACATTCTATCCGCCATAATTTTTTTGTAAAAATTTTTTAGTAAAAAAACTATACCATATCACACTCTCATTCTCCCCCCTCCGCGCTGGTCAGCGCACCGTCACCCCGATTCTGTTTATGGAACCTTGTTTCTAATTTACTGGCCAGGAACCTTGTTTCAGTTTTACCTGACCACGCTCCAGGCAGAAGAGCTTCGCTCCGCCGAGGCGTCGCTACGCCAGCGCACTCAGCGCCGACGTGTCGTCGCTTCGTACTCCACTCGCTGGCGCTCGTGGTTTAATAAACCAGTAACCAGTAACCAGTAGACATGAACGAACGCAAGCGTTAGTTCATGTAAGTCTTAGGTTAGTGTAATCAATAAAGGTTACACATTATAGGATATAGATATGGATATAGAATTACTAATAAACAAAGCTAATAAAGAAATGGAAAGGCTATCTAAGATTGCTTCATCAGATAACCCAGACCCCAGTCCATCTGACATTAGCATGGCTAACGAAGAGTATGACTTACTAGAACATCTTCTAGAAACACATGACTATAAGTCATTAGAAGAATATCTAGAGCTAGACGCGGACGAGTCACAGTCTATCCCAAGACAGATGGAGTTAGATCTACAAGATTGCACTCACCTGCCTGTCTGGAATGTATAGACGGACTACTATCATCACATGTGTGGACAACATTCAACTGTTGTTCACACTGTGAGAAATATGTTCCACATGTTCCACGGTCTAATCACCTTGTGGAACATTTACGTGGAACACAGATTTCGTTATAACAACGCACGTTTACAGATGGTATTGGCACGAATGTTCCAATGTTCCATCAAAAACAGAACTTGCGTAAGACTGACCGTCGACCGTTGTTCGTTGTTATTGATATTTTATTAACCAAAAAGTACTGGAACACATGGAACATTTCCCATTTGCCCAGTAACCACGCACCTTTCCAGTGTTCCACGAGGCCTATTTTACGTGGAACATTGTGGAACACGTGGAACATTTAACAACGGCTAACTAAATCGAAGCGATTCACGTTAGTCGTTGTAAGTCTTTAATAGTTGTATTCAATTCCGAATGCAACACATTGCTCATTGAGCAGGATATATCATGGATAACTTTAAGTTATTTCTTCTTGGTTCAGTATTCACTGGCTCTATTATTCACACACGCAATTATATACAAACTATATTTGCAGGCGAGTGGATATCACCAGCCTATGCACTTAGCGCATGCGTAACATCAGCTCTAATGCTTGGCTCAATCATCATGTTCTTACTTATAGCAAAGAGAGAACGTGAAGAAACATGGAGGGACTAATGACTAGAAGAGAATTCTTAAGAATCTTATTAGGTCTATCAACCGACGCCTAACGGCGTTGGTTGTAGGTTCTATGCGAGTATTAATAACTAAAATATACCAAGGAGGTATACATCATGGCTAAATCATTTATAGCTAAAGTGGCCAGAGGCACTTTCAAAAACTCTGACGGCGAAGAGAAAACTAACTTTGTAGAGATTGGAAGAGCAGTAGCTCATGCCAACGGCACAGGGTTGGATTTCTATCCTAACTTTGCACCTATGGCGGTGAATGGTTCATTTGAAAAGATTAGTCTTTTCCCAATCGAGCCTAAACCACAGCCAATGGGTGGAGATTCGGCTTCAGCATAACGAACCTCGCCAGTGGTTTATTACTCAAACTGGCATTTAATTTCAACCGATGATAACAGCGAAAGCGGGAGGACATTAATATGTTCGATTCATCAATAAGACTTCTTGGAAATATATCCGAGAAAACAGTAAATCTAGTTAAACCAATAACTAGATCAGTAAAAGGTATGCCTAATGCATTTGCAATTGGTTATACCCAAAGCAAAATCAACAGGCACGCGAGAAAAGCTTTTAAAGCTACGCAATCTTCTGTTGAAGTTGCAAATGAGCATCAAAGACCAAAACAAATGGAAATTGATTTCAGTTAGAACTATTGGGGGCTTCGGTCCCCATAGGGGTAACCTGTGCGTGCTTTTTGTGCCGAAACTTCAACCAATACTTACAGTATTGGTTGGTGGTTTTGTGTGAGTAATTGTATATAAGCGAGTTGTTGCTTGTGTATTAAAGTAATTGGTTTTTATATTATAGGAGATATATATGCCAGAACACGTAAACATTGACGAAGATATTCGTCAACAAGCGGTAGCCTACATGCACATATCTGAAGATAACTATTCAGATATAAAGCGAGTAGTTACTAATAGAAATGAAACTCAAGACACTATAGGAGGTGCTAAATGAGTAAGAAAAAAAGTAGCAATGCTACATTTGTAGATCCATCCGATTTCGTAAAAGAAATCGATATAGCAAACGGTGAGACCGGCGAACTAGTCAACGGTCAACACACACCAGAAAATGCTTGGTTGCCAGATACTAATGGTGATCCAGTAGGTTCTGAGAAACGTGCAGAACAGGATCCTGTTCAACTTCCAAACCACTACTACGACAAGTATGGGTTAAACGGCGAAGGCAAACCAATATTTCAAGCTTTCAGAGTCAAAGAGATTATGAAAGTCTTTGCAGATAAAAAGTTATCTCCAGTTGCTTTTGCTACTGACGATGACAAAACTGCATCTAAGCTACAAGAAAAGTATGACTTAGAAGTAGAGTTAGTTGTATCTGGTATCAAGCCTCTGCTTGATATAGACGCACCTACTACTGGTTACAATTATCTTACATTGGCAACCAGAACGTGGGCTGAGTTCGTAAGTATCGCTTACGAGTACAACGAGTCTATGCAACGCGTTAATCCAAAAGACGAGCTACCAACATGGCTCATCGAACGTGAGGCAAAAATGTGGGCACTTGGTCGCAAAGCAAGACTGATTAGAGACGCTATCAAAAGCATCGACAATCTGTTTGGTATTGGTGACCTAGGCGTTCAAGCTATGCGAGTACAGACTGAGGTCGAAAGACGCCAGCAACGCATGGCAGAATGGAATTACAACAACTTAGCTGACGCATCAGTCAAAGTTGCGAGTGATTTGAATGGTGCTACATTGGAACACGCTAAGCAAGTCTTTGCTAACGCTTAATTCCTAATGGGGTGGAGAGTAAATATCGCTCTCCATCGCCCGTTGTTCGTGATACGTTAATCATGAAAGGTTGCTGACCTAACAGCCACGCAGGGATGAAAAGCCCTGCACTTTTTAGACAGGGCCAACGTGCTGGCTTTTTTTGATGTCTTTGAAGTGCAGACATTGTCGAAAGCACTTCACCTTTTTACACTATAGGAGGTGTGCTAATGAATAAAACAGAATATGTATATTTAATCGATCCTTTCAAGAAGGATATAACGCTAGTTCATTTGCCTACTGGCAAGTTAGAACTAGAAACTATTTATGACCTTGTGCAATGTGCCACTATCGATATGTATGGCTTGACACACGACACCGATTTAATTATCGATGACGAAGGGTTGTTTGTAGAGGACCAAAAGTTCTTTGTTATAGAAGACAAAGTATTTGCAGGCCGAGCGTTGATCGTTGGCGCAGCCAATGAAGACGGACATTCAACCACCCCAACATACCCAATGGACTTCTTGCCAGTGGTTTACACTAACGAGCATCCAGAAGTGGGCGTTGCTGAATTTAAAGTAACGTCATGGGAAACAGGCGAATCACCTGTTGATGTACAATTAGTGGAGTAACTTATGAAAATACTAAAAAATATACCAATACCTGTAGCATACAACTGTTTTGAACCATTGCTTAAAATGGAAATAGGAGACTGTGTTGAATTTACAGACAATTATAACTTGAGAGCAGCAACCCGATATTTAAGAAGCAGACACTTTAAAATTAAAACAAAAACAATAAAAAAACATACTTTTGGCGTTTTAGATTTTGAAAATGGGTATTTAGGTAGACTTTGGAGAGTGGAGTAACTTATGTCAGCATGGAGATGTAGTGAATGTGGTTCTAAAGACAATGAACCAACAAAAGTAACAGACGAAACATATGGAAACTTAACAGATTCCGATATATGCATTGAATGCTCAGGAGAAAACGATGACACAACATAAAGATAAAGTACAACAACGAAAAATAGAAATAAACAAAGAAAAACTAAATCAAACAGTTGTTAGTTGGGAATACCAAAAAGGTGCTGACTTACATTTCAGAAAAGTAACCTATGCCAGTGGCAGAGTTGTTACTACTGATTTGGGAAATAAAGAATAGTTGACCAACTCGGGGCCTATGCGCGCGCGATACGTTGTCCTAATCTAAAAGAGCCGAGACATATAGACTGTTCAGATACTATTCTTTACTGGCAACAGGTGTTCAACAACATCTGTCCCCCCATCCTTGAAGTGCGGATGTTGCCAAAAGCACTTCACCTAACATTACTTAATTCCGTACGGAATAGAGGTTGCGTCAAAAAAGACTGACTAGCACGCATTAATTATATAGTCATAAGGGTTTGATTCCCTGAATGAACAATATTCCTCGCTTTTTAACACACAGGAGGTGTGCTTATAATGTATACAATTACACAAGTAAGAGATCTTGTTTTTAAATACAAATGTTCTAATGGTGACACACTAGAAGAAGTTCTTGATTTTTGCGAATCTATTATATTTGATACTAGTTATTCCAAAGAAGAACAACAAGAATATGAATCTCTATATAAATTGTTATTGTTTGGTCGTCTTCGTTTACACAGTAAAAGAATGCAAGATGGAACTAACAACCCTCAAAGTCATTTTGATACCCCTCACCGAGTAGCTAACGATTTTTTTGCTAAATTAAATCAAGCAAACGGACTTATAAAAAACAATAACGATCGCAAATACGCTTATAACAAAAAACGTTACAACTTTTAACACACAGGAGGTGTGCTCATGGAAATAGGTAAAATACACATACAAGTCTCTATAACTCCAGAAGACGTTGTGTGCAAAGAAACCAACTTTGAAATTCTAGGACAAGTAACAGAATACTGTTTAGGTTGGAAACACGATGTGTTAGAAGAAAAAGATTTAACTGCACAACTTGCTACTGTAGTACAAGCTTACAGAGATCATAACGAATTAGAACCCCATGTTCCTTTACGAGTAGGAGTATGGTTTGAAACTCCAATCCCAGAGCCAGTTATAGAATGGAAACCATTTTTTAAACCAGAACTAGAAGTTTTACAAGGAGGTAAAGAGTGAATCAACTAATTAAATGGCGTGCTACTTTTAACTACCAAAACCAACAGGTTACTGTTGAGTTTAAAGCACCCAGTTACAACCCAAACATAAACTACACGCACTTAGCGCGAGTAGAATTTGTACGTATGCTTGCAGACAGGAAGTCGCAAGTGACAATAACTAATGTTGAGCCTATTGAAAGATATGCTTATGAAAATCTATAGGAGGATTTATGCAAAACATTAACCCAAACGATCTCAAAGCCGAGATTAAAGATAACATCCGTATCGGACTTAACACCATGATATGGGGTGGGCCTGGCATCGGTAAATCAGACATACCACAACAAGTGGCTAATGACTTAGATGTACCATTGCTGGACTTTCGTGCCAACTTATTCGACCCAGTCGATGTGCGTGGCATACCTCACATCATGCAAGAACAGGAGACAGGGAAGCGTTACACGCGTTGGGCAGTGCCTGATGTGTTTCCTATTGCATCACGCGATGGCGAAACGGGGATTCTCTTTATAGATGAATTGCCAACTGCACCACCAGCTACACAAAACGCTTTCCTGCAACTCTTGTTGACCAGAGAAATTGGTGACTACAGAATGCCTGATGGCTGGTCTATTGTTGCTGCAGGTAACAGACTAACTGACTCAGCTGCTGTATTCCAAATGCCTAGTCCAGTACGTAATCGTTTATTGCATTACGAACTCGAAGCAAGCATTGATGACTGGGTTGAGTGGGCTTTCAAAGCTGGTATTAACTCAGAAGTTATTGGCTTCTTGCGTTACAGACCTGCGTTACTTAACAGTTTCAAAGCTGACGAGTATGCATTTCCAACACCACGTTCATGGGCGTTTGTTGACAAGAAATTGTCCAATCGACCGTCGACCACTAGCGACGAATCGTTGTTCTTTGGTGTTGCAGCAACAGTCGGCGACGGCCCAGCGGGTGAGTTTATTGCTTACAAACAAATAGCTGACAAGCTTCAGGATGTAGACGCACTCATCAAAGAACCTGGCAGTTACAAGAAAGATGACAACCCAGCTGTCTTGTACGCATTATCAACATCTATTGCCACTCGTGCAAATGATGAAACCCTCGAAAATATTATCAAAGTATGCAACAAACTCCCATCAGAGTTTCAAGTAATACTAATGAAAGGTATTTTTGCAATCAACAAAGAGTTTATTAAGAATCAATTTTGTACTAAATGGATTCAAAATAATCACGGCTTATTATCATAGGAGGTAAACATGAGCACAGTAAGAATGTCAGATCAACTACAGCGTGACATTACGCGTAAAGCAGAGGATATGTACGACAAAGCACATCCTTATCAAGAGTATCCAGAATATCTGGGTAATAAAATATACACTAAGTATCTTAAAGACGACTTAGAATCTCTCAGTTCACACATTTTATCTAATGTACCTGACGAAATCTCTAATCGTAAACTACAAATGAGTGAAGTAACTGATCTTAGTATTAGATCTACTTATTGTATTCACAAAAACCCAACTGATAATCCACAAGATTACGATGGCGAACCAGAGTTTGGTGAGTATCGCTTTGAGTTAAAAGTAATTGGTGGTTACCAAATATTAAAACTATTTAACACAGGCAGTAGTTACAGCGATGACACGCAAGTTGATTTAGTAATCAATACAGACAAAGCTGTACCTGATTGTGAATTAATGGCTCAGTTGTACAGACTAAAACGTGACAACGACAAACGTGCTGACGAACGTAACAACTACAGACGTACAGTTCGCAACACTATTGAGTCTTTTACTACGCTTAATCAAGCACTTAAAGCTTGGCCTGCACTTAAAGATCTTGTTCCACAAGACAAGATAACTAAAGTCTACGAAAAAGTAGAACGCAAAGCTAAGCAACAACAACAGCGAGAAGCTATTGAAGTGCAAGAGCAAGAACTTAACTCAGTTATTTTAACTGCATCATTACTAGGAGATTAATTATGGAAATAGGCCCCCCTAAATATAAACAAGGCGATTACGTACGAGCATGCTTTGGTGGCGGACACGTCAAATGTGTTATCAATGGCGTTAAACGTAACAAACGTGTTGACGCAGCATTACGTGACGGATCTATGAGTCCGTGGTTTCTTAGACATAACCCTAATGGTTGGTACTACCAAGTAGCAAAACATTACGGTACTGGTACAAAAGACATACCTGATCTAAGTAAAGCTCACTGGTCTGATAACTTAAAACTAGTAATCAGTGAAGGTGAAATAATAAAAGCTATACCTGCAGATAGTGATTTTAAAATTAGACATCTTACAACTGGTATGACTGACGAAACAGAACAACTAATACGGAGTAACCGATGAATCAAAACTTTACAAATGCACGTACACAACTTGTGCTTAACCAACCATTCTTTGGCACCCTTTGTCTTCGCCTCAAACCCGTTGAACGTGATGACATGGATACAGGTGCCACAGATGGTGTGCATCTTTTCTATAATCCTAAATGGTTTGACAAATTGCAACCACTAGAACGTATTGGTTTTCTTGCGCACGAAGTTATGCACGTTGTGCTTATGCATATTTTTCGCAGACAAGAACGTCATCCAGAAAAGTGGAACGTAGCTTGTGACTATGCAGAAAATTATTTACTCAAGCAAGCTAACTTTATATTACCTAAAGGTGCATTGCTTGACGAACAGTACAACGACATGAGTGCAGAAGAAATCTACAACTTGCTTCCTGAACCTGACAAAGGTTGGGATTCAATATCTGTAGACTTTGGTGGTTGCGGTGGCGTGCTTGATCATCCTGGTACCGACGACGGTACTATAGGTAAATCAAAAGCAGAACTTAATGTTGCAATTAATCAAGCAGCAGAAAGTGCACGCAAAGCTGGCAAGCTACCTGGCAGCTTAGAATCTATACTTGGTGAGATTGCTGACCCTAAAGTATGTTGGAAACAAGTACTTGCTAGATTCTTGCGTTCTAATAACAGTGCTGACTTTAGTTGGCAAAAACCAAACCGTAGATTTATTGCTGGCGGTTTGTATTTACCTTCTATGTACAACCCATGTATCGATGAAATTGCCGTTGTGTCTGACACATCATGTTCTAGAACTGACGAAGAACTAAATCAAGATCTTGCAGAAATTTCTTCTATTATTCTTGATGTTAATCCTAACAAAGTTCATTTTGTAGAAGTTGACACTGAAGTACAAAATTATACTGAATACACGCGCGAGTCTCTTCCCTTAAAAATGTCAATGATTGGTAGAGGTGGTACTGCATTTTCACCTGGCGTTGAGTACATAAACGAACACTATCCAAATGTTAGTGCTTTGATCTATCTTACAGATCTTGGCTCTAATGACTTTGGAGAGCGACCAAGTTATCCGGTCTTGTGGATAACAACACACGAAGGAGAAGCACCTTATGGTGAAATCATCAAAATTTAAACAGACTATCAAAGACTTTGGTGTGTCTGTTTTGACTGGCGGTGCAGTGTTGCTTGGCTTACTAGCTATCGCAACATCTATGCATCATTTTCTAATGTTAGTTGCAATCTCAGTATCTCTGGGCGCAGTTATATTTTTAATATGGAGGTTACTAGATGTCTAGTACTGTAATCACGAGCATTACCACAGCTATGTGGATCATGATCGAGTTAATTCAATTTGCCTACATGGCATATCTTATGTGGAGGGACAGAGACAATGTTATTGATAGGCATAATCAGCGCGCTCGGACTGCTTTTGCTTGCGCTTAAAGCAGGCGGGCGTAAAACAATTGGTAATGACATTTTTATAGATGTCATTATAACAGTTACCCTTATGGTTTGTTTTTATGGCACTTACAGTGGCATGACTGCAGCTATGGTTGGTGGCTTAACCGCATCCATTATTCTTTTTATTCTTAAAAAGACTATGGTGCATGAAAAACTAACTGTTACAAAACAACCTAAAAAAGTTTTTAACAAGTTTGTAATTAATACTCCCACAATTAAGTGGCAAGAAATACAACCAACCTGGAGAAAATAATATGGCTAGTGTAAGAATGAGTGGTGATTTGCGAAATGAAATTTATCAAAATTTTAAAAAACAAATCTATAAAGTGTATGCGAACAACAGTGGTCTTCAAGACTATTTACAATCTGTTGCAAAGTCTTTTCATTCAGTTCAAGAAACTGAACTAATGAAAGATTATATGGATTTACATGAACGTTTGTTTAGGTTTAAGCATCCTAAATATAAACATGAAGAATTTTCTCCTAGAAAATATTTTGGTAGTTACAACGGACCTAAAGATTTTAATCAAATAAAAGAAATGCATTTTGTTATTAATCCAAATCGGCCAGACCAAGAGTCCTTAACTTTTATGAATGGCAGTAATTGGCATGATCAATATACAGATCGTTACGATAGCAAAAGCCACCCAGCAAGTGATAATTATGTAGATGGTGATCACGCTTTAACACTAAAGTTAGATGAACCTATTCAACTTATACAAAATCATTCTGCAGATAAAATGTGGTCTGCTGAAAATAATGTTAAACAATATACAAATCCTATAATTGTTTCTTCTTATGTAGATGTAGATAACATAGAAACATTTGCTGAAGGTACTCTAAAGATTAATGAGTCTAAAGCACAAATTAAACATTTGTTGGCTAGCTGTACAACGCTTAAACGTTTTTTAGATACATGGCCTGCAGGTAAAGATTCTGTACCACAAAAATATTTAGACAAAATGTTTGCAGAAGCTAAACCAGTTGTACCTTCTAATTTACCTAAGTTTGATCCAGATTCAATATTGCCTGACGAAGTCAAGCAAGAAATGAATAGCACTGTGTTAACAAGTAAACTAATGGAGAGTTAAAATGGGTGCTATGAAACGGTGGGCGCAAGACGTCCACGACGATTGTTTAAGTATAGGTGTTCACAACACTGCTAAAAAACATGGTATTTCTGACGAAGATGTTAAGACTACAACTATGAACCATTTAGGTTGGGAAGATTCTTGGACTAAGTTTATGATTGAGTATGATCTTAAGAAAACTATGCGTAATCTAGATGCCGCAGCAAAAAAAAGGGGCTCATAAAGAACCCCTTTAATTAAGTTAAAAAACTTACGATACGTATACCCACATTTCTAATGTCCCTGTTGCGACATCAGTTCCTGGAGCTACAGTACAAAGGATATCGATTGTGTTGTCAGCAGAATATAACTGAGGAACTAAATCAGCAGCTTCGTGGTCTACACCACCAGCTTGTCCGATTGTTGAACCATCAATATATCTGTCAACATCACCATCGTCACCAACGTCAAATACTAATGCAGTACCGGCGTCTAAATCTGAAGATTTAACTTTAACGTCGTGCACTGTTTCACCAGCAAAAATTTGTACCATTTGGTACACGTCTGCTGCATTAACTGCCGCAGTAACGTTTATTTTTGCATATCTAACCGCTACCATTCCACTTGGAAAAGGTTTAAAAGATTGGTTGCTATCAGCTTGACCACTTGTAAATGTTGCCATAATAATTACCTTTATTGTTATATGACACAAAATTATGTCATACTTCAAAAACATAAAGCATTCAAGAAGAATGTCAACTGTAAATTATGGACCGATTAATCTACGTCAAACGTAATCCTCTCTGCCTTTATAGGTACAACACGCCTGAACATCTTCCGTATATACAATGGAAATTAGTTACACGTGGTGTCGCTTACAACATGGTGCACAGTAAACAAGTTGGATGGGAACGAGCAAAGAAAGGGGAGTATGAGGAGTGGTCTGCTCAAATGGATAAATTAAAAAAGGAGAATTAATGAATTTATTATATTTAGATTTCGAAACTTACTACGACGTACAACTGTCCCTGGGTAAAATGACAACTGTACAGTATGTTAATAACCCTGACTTTAAAGTATGGGGGGTAGGGCTTAAATTTAACGACGGTGAAACAGGTTGGTACTCTGAAGATGAGTACGAAGAAGCTCTTTCACAAATACCTTGGGATGACACAGCTGTTGTATGCCACAACACATTGTTTGATGCGTACATACTTACACAGTATTTGGGCCACTACCCTGCGTACTACTACGACACTGCTTCCCTGAGCCGTGGCGTGTACCCAAACCAACCTGCAAGGTTAAAAGATGTTGCTATGCGAGTCTTTCCAAATGATCCTGCAATGCGTAAAGGAGATGAGCTTGTTAATGCAAAAGGCGTACGCGACTTAGATCCTGAGCTTGACGCACAAATTGGAGGCTACTGCATACAAGATGTAGATCTTACTTACGCTATCTTTCATCACATGATGCAAGGTTACCCACAAGATGAGTTAGATATTATTGATATGACTGTGCGTATGTTTGTAGAACCTAAACTTATTTTAGATAAAGATATGCTTATTGCACATAAAGAAAAGATAAAACAACAAACAGCAAAAGCAATTGAAGACTCTGGTACAACACGCGAGATTATGGCATCTCAACAAAAGTTTGCGCAATACATTGAAGAACTTGGTATTAACGTACCCACAAAAAAAAGTCCTACAACTGGCAAACAAATACCTGCATTTAGTAAAACCGATTCTGCTTACATACAAATGCAAAATATGTATCCTGAGTACAAACATCTTTGGGATGGTAGAGAAGCAGTCAAGTCTCGCATAGAAGAAACACGTGCTGAAAGATTTCTTGAAAGCACAAACCCTGACGGAACTTTCTCAGTACCGTTACGTTATTACGCAGCACACACTGGCCGCTTTGGTGGTACAGAAAGTATTAACTTACAAAACTTACCCAGGGGATCTGCACTTCGTACAGCAGTCATGGCCCCTGCTGGGCAGTATTTGTATATTGTAGATTTATCAAACATCGAAGCCCGCATGCTTGCATGGTTAGCAAAAGAAGCCGATTTACTCGACGCATTCGCAGCTGGCCGTGATGTGTATAGTGAGTTTGCATCTCAGATATATGGTTACCCAGTTACTAAAGCAAACAAGCTTGAACGTTACGTAGGTAAAACAGCTATCTTAGGTCTTGGTTACGGCATGGGTCCTGACAAATTTAAAGACACTCTTAAAAATGGTAAACCTTCTGTAGATATAGGTGAGTCAACTGCTATATCAATTGTTGCGCAATACCGAGCTATGTATTCAAACATACCGAGGCTATGGCAACAATGTAAACACGCTCTATTTACAATGAATCACTCAGGAGATCCTGAAGGTCGTCCGTATGGACCACTTATTATTAAACCTGGCGCAATACAATTACCAAATACAATGTGTCTTAAATACCCACAACTTAGTTTTTCAGATGGTAATTTTGTATACAACTCAGGCAAAGGTATGATTAAAACGTACGGTGCTAGGTTAACAGAAAATATTGTACAAGCCCTGGCCCGTATTGTTATTGTAGAACAAATGCTTGAAGTACAACGCTTGCCTGAAGTACAAGTAGTGTTGCAAGTACATGACGAAATTATATCTATTGGTTCTAATTTAGATTCTGACAAGACACTTGATAAAATACTAGCTATAATGAAAACACCTCCTTCTTGGTGTTCAGATTTACCTCTAGATGCTGAAGGAGGCTATAGCCAAAGATATGACAAATGAGCAATCTAGTATTAACAAGACGTAAGAATGAATCAATAATTCTGCACCAGGATGGTAAAGAACTTTGCATTATTACAGTCACTTCTTTAGGACCTAAACAAGTTAAGTTAGGTCTTAATGCAGAAGAATCTGTTAAGATAGACAGACACGAAATATACGAAGCTAAACAAGCAAACAATTAAAACAGGAGAATTATATGGAATTAGTTTTCTTAAAAGCAAAGCAACGCCTTGCAAAAGAGATCTCAAACAAAGGTACGACACCTTACCCGCTTACTAAAAACTTTACATCTGAACATGTACAAGTATCTAAAACTAAAAAAGGTTTACACGATTTATTAAAACACTTACAAACACAAGCAGCAGCTGGTGCTTGTTTGCACAAAGGTTTATTAAAACGGCCACTTATAAACGAATCACGAGCTATGATGGCGGATCGTGTAGCATCAACAGAGTTATTAATCTTAGATATTGATGGCATACAAATGCCTACCAGCCAGTCCCCTGATGTACGCACTATCTCAGAAAAAATAATTGCTCAATTACCAGAATGTTTTCAAGATATTAGTTATATTGCACAAGCCAGTGCTTCTCTTGGTTTAAAAAAAGATAAAGTATCTCTTCATTTATTCTTTTTATTAGAACAACCAACTCAACCAAAAATATTAAAAGAATGGTTTAAGTTATTAAATTACGAAACAGACATCTTGTCATCTCAACTAGCTTTATCTGCTAACGGACAAAGTTTGTCATACAAACTAGATCCTAGTGTTGCAGAAAATTCTAAAATTATTTATATAGCACCACCTACTTTTAAAGACAACATACAAGATCCTATTTCAGGAGACAGATTTGTATTAATCGAACGTGGGTCGTCAACCTTAGACCCTAGACCTTTATTAATAACTGTTAACCCAGAACGCGTACATAACTTAGGTGTCCAGATTAAAGATGGCCTGCGTAAAAAACTTAACTTACCTAAAAAAACAGGCAAGTTAAGCACTATAAGTATAGGAGGCGAAGCTCAAGAAGTATTACAAAACCCTGACAAAATGACTATTGAAGTATCAAGAGTTAATGAACCTTACGTAAACTGTAATGTAAACGGAGGAGACAGCAACGGATACTACTTTGTACTAACTAACCCACATTACATGTACAACTTTAAGGGAGAACCTGTTTGGGAAATACAAAAAGCAGATCCTGATTTTTACCGCAACATTTTTGAGATATTTGCTGACAAAATAGACCAAAACAAAAAACTAAGACCAGTCGCTTTGCGAGACTTTTACACTGATACATATTTTAACGGAGTATACGATGAATCAATTGAACAATTTACCGACAGTTATCCCCTCACGCCCACCAATAAGCAAGCGATTGATGATTTTATGCGGACTCATAATCGCCCTTCCTTGGATTACGTTCCTGATGCTAGGGTCGTATTTGATCCAACTAATGATAAAGGCATTCAGTTAGACGAAGCTCCTTATTATGTAAACCTGTACAGAAAAACTAAGTACATGTTAAATCAAGAAGAACATGTATCTGAGTTAACCTACGGTACAGCTGACAAACTACATACAATAACGCCTCGTATAGCTACATTGTTATCACATGTGTTAGGTGATGGTAAAACAGAGTTTGAGCATTTTGTTAATTGGCTTGCATACATATACCAAAACAAACAAAAAGCAATGACTGCTTGGATTTTTACAGGTGTACCTGGCACTGGTAAAGGTTTGTTAATACACAAAGTATTAAAACCTTTATTTGGAGAACAACAAGTACCTATGCGAGCTCTAGAAAACATCGAAGAACAATTCAACTTGTACTTAAGAACTGCTTTATTTCTTGCAGTAGATGAATTTAGAATGGGAGATGCAGGTAGCATTGGCAAAATGGCTGACAAACTTAAACACCAAATTACAGAACCTAACTTAACTATTAGAGCAATGCGTTCAAATCAAATTGAACTACCTAGTTTCTGTAACTTCTTGTTTTTAACTAACAGAGCAGACGCAGTCAAAATAGAAGAGGGCGACAGACGTTACAACGTAGCACCTAGACAAGAAAAAAAACTAGATGTAGTTAATGTAGATCTTATTAATAACTTAGGTGATATAGAAAGCGAACTATATATATTTGCAGGAGCCCTAAACAAGTTTCAAGTAGACCATCGTATGGCTCACACAGCATTAGAAAACGAAGCTAAAATACAAATGAAAAATATATCTATGTCTGTACTAGAAGAGTTTGCAGCAGCTATACGTCAACGTAACTTAGAATACTTTACTGAAGTGTTAGACATTCCGCTAACAAATACTTTTGATGCAGGAGGTATAACTACTGCACAAAGATATTTAAAATATTGGATAGCAGAAGTAGGTAACGAAATAATTATACCTATGTCACAACTTAAATTAATTTATGACATCTTAACTGACAGTCGCAATAAATTATCTACAAGAGACTTTACTAAAGCTATGTCACGGTTAAATATAAAAACTTCTAGAAAGCGCGTTAGTTCTAACAAAAACGACTCTATACCTAGAGGAGTTGTTTTAACCTGGAAATTAGACGATAATATTCGAAGTTCTTTAATTAAAGAACATTTTGAAGATAGAGATAATTTACTATTAAAGGAAACTAGCTAGGACAGCTAACAACAAAAATGACTGAGCTTGTACAAAACAAGCGCCCAGATCTCATAAATGTAATAGAGACTGAGGCCCCAAAAGAGTTGGGATTAATCCCAGCTTGGTCTTATTCCGCCTTAAAAACTTACGAAACATGCGCATATCGCTCATACATTGGTAAAGTTAAAAAAATAAAAGAAGACTACGGACCAGCTGCAGCACGTGGTACTGACATACATACCCAGGCTGAAGACTACGTACGTGGAGATCTAGCAGAATTACCTGACACACTTAAAAAGTTTGAAAACCAGTTCAAAGAAATGCGTGAGGGTTTTATAAACGCTACTGTAGAATTAGAAGGCGAGTGGGGATTTACTATAGATTGGGAACCTTGTGGTTGGATGGAACGTGGCGTATGGGCAAGAATTAAACTAGACGCATACGTTAACGAAACAGAAACATCAGCTCGTGTAATAGATTACAAAACAGGTAAACAATACGGTAATGAGATAGCTCATTCACAACAAGCACTTACTTATGCCATTGGTAGTTTTCTACGTTACCCAGACTTAGAAATTGCAAAAACAGAAATGTGGTATTTAGATCATGGAACTACTATGGAAAAAACATACACACGAGATCAAGCAATGGTCTTTCTTCCTAAGTTACAAGAGCGAGCAATTACTATGACGACAGCTACTAAGTTTCCGCCTAATCCTTCTAAAAATAGTTGTAGGTGGTGTTCATTTGGTAAAGGAGAAGATCCCTATTGCGAATGGGCTATAAACTAGTATAATAACAAAACTTAATATTCAACCAACTAACACCGAATATTAATAACGAGGAAAAATAACAATGAACGACGTACAAAATATACCCCCACCTTATGAGCATCAAGCTAATACCACCAACTTTATTCTTAACCACCCCAGATGTCTTATTACATCAGATCCTGGTACAGGTAAAACACGTGCAGTACTTGACGCCCACATTAACCTATCTGGTAAAACACTTGTACTTGCACCTCTTTCTATTCTGGAAGCAGCATGGGCAGAAGACATACAAAAGTTCCAACCAGATATTAAATTTGGAGTAGCATATGCTAAAAACCGTAAAAAAATATTTGAAGATGATTCCTTCGACATGGTCATTACTAACTTCGAAGCTGTCAACTTCTTACGTAAAAATCCACACTATATTAAGCAATTTTCTACAATCGTTATTGATGAGTTCACTGCTTTTAAGAACCAATCAGCACAGCGCAGTAAAAATATTAGATCGCTTATCCCACATTTTACTAATAGGGTTGCCATGTCTGGTACTCCTAATAGTAATACGATCCTAGACTTATGGCACCCAGTGCTCCTTGTAGATGACGGAGAACATCTAGGGGAGCGCTACTGGGCTTTTAGAAATCAAGTATGTACACCCAGATTCAATGGCTTTGCTAATGAATGGGTAGACAAACCAGGTATAGAAGAAGCAGTCGCTGCTAAACTCAGCGATATAACTATACGATATGCGCTTGAAGATTGTATTGATCTTCCAGAGAACATTGTTCGCACCGTGCGTACAAAGTTATCCACAAAGGTACAAGCTATGTACGACATATTTGTTAAAGAATCTGTTTTATATACAGAGTCAGGAACTATTAATGCTGTACATGCAGGAGCTCGTGTAAAAAAACTATTACAACTAGTATCAGGCGGTGTTTACGATGAAGACGGCAACGTCCAGTATTTGCACCAAGAAAGGTATGACATTGTTATGACACTAATTGCAGCGCGCAAGCACTCTATTGTTGCTTTTAATTGGAAACACGAACGTGACGCGCTTATTGAACTAGCTAACAAACAAAACATTACATACGAACTTATAGATGGATCAGTACCTGCACACAAACGCAAAGACATTGTTGAACGTTTTCAAGCAGGCCATGTTCAAGTATTGTTTTGTCATCCACAATCAGCAGGCCATGGTCTTACTCTTACAAAAGCTACCACAGCTATTTGGTGTAGCCCAACGTACAACGCAGAACACTTTCAACAATTTAATAAACGTATACATAGAGCAGGACAAAAACAAAAAACCGAAACTATTCTTATAGCAGCCCACAAAACTTGGGAAGAAGATGTATACAAAAAACTAAACAGTAAGTTAGGCAAAATGGAGAACTTATTGCATATATTAACAAAATTAAATAATGACAAAATCTAAAGACGACTTAGTACATTTTGAATTCTTACAAATAAAAATGAAAGAATACATTTTAGAACTATTACAACGACCGCCAGAAACTGTAGCTATTGCTTTAGTTTTTGCAATGACTGAACTAATACATTCACGAACAACAAAAGAAACAGAACTACCACAGTCGTTAGAAGAACTAATTCAAGAAGCTGGCCAGGAGGCTTTAACTTTAACCGATGAGATATTCCTAGCAAAACCCTCATCTTCGGAGACCATACACTAATGAATATGGATGAAATGCTAAATGATTTAGCAATAACCCGACAATCTATTGTCGATATACATGAACAAGAGAAAGTCCTTAAAGCAAAAAAGGACGATCTAGAAACACAGATTATTATCAGTCTTAAAGATCAAGGAATTGATCGGGTTGGTAATGACGCGTGTACTGTTTCCATTAAACAGGAAATAGTCCCTACAGTTCGAAACTGGGACGCGGTGCATGAACACGTACTTGACACAGGTCAGTTCGAGTTAATGCAAAAACGCATGTCAGCAACGGCCTATAGGGAGCTAATACAAATGGGACATGAAGTCCCAGGTGTAGAAGCAACTGAACTGACCCGAATGAACTTCAGGTCAAAATAATAATATCAACGAAAAACGGAGAAATAACCATGACTGATATTACACTAGTAAGCGATAAAGTGCCGGCGCATGTAGAAAAAGGCAGCGGGTTGGGTAACGAGAATGTTACTGCAGCTCATTTACAAACCCCTAGAGTTAAACAACTCCAACAAATGAGTAATGAGTTGGACGAGCAACACAGTGAGTTTTTTAAAGACGCCAAAGTTGGTGACTTTATTAACACTGTAACGCGACAAAACTATGGGCCAGAGATCTACGTTATGAACGTACGATTTGTAGAAGAGTTTGTTGCATGGAGAAAACGTGAAAAAGGAGGAGGACTAGCCGGCACATTTGCAAGCAAAGAAGCTGCTATAGAATCTCTAAAATCTCAAGATCTTAATCCAGAGGATTACGATATTACTGAGACTCACTCGCACATGTTAATAAGAAAAGATCCAGAGTCAGGAAACTTAGATCTACCTTTCTTGTTTGATTGCGCGTCTTCTAAGTTGCGAGTATCCAGAGAATGGAATACCCAAATTGCTGGTTTAAGCGGAGATCGTTTTTCATCTTTATGGAAAATGGCATCTGTTAAAACAGAAAACAAAATGGGTCAGAAGTTCTATAACATTCAAGTCGAAAGAATTGGATGGGCAACAGACGACGATTACAACAGTGCTAAAACAGTATTTGAAAGCATCAAGTAAGTAGTTTGCGTACATGGTGCGACATATACTGTCGCGTCATGTACACTTTTATACAATGAAAGAAAAGGACTTCATTAACAAAGTCCACAAAAAACTTCCTAAAGAAGTTTATAAGTGGAAAATCAATGACCCCTACCACGGGGGCGTACCAGATGCGTTCTATTCTGGTCCAGCAGGTTTTGCTTTTATAGAGTATAAATACACTCAGACGTTACCCGACCGTGGTACGTCAAAAATACCCGTTAATCTTTCTCAACAACAACGCCTCTGGATTCAGCGAGCGCATACACATAAGTTACCTGCGTACATAGTCCTGGGGTCCCCTGACGGTGTTTGTATTACAGCAAACCCGCAAGTTGAGTTTTTTTATTTAGATTGCTTTTTAAGGTGTGCCGTGACTTTTGAGGCATATATCGATAAAATAAGCAACATATGTTTAAATACGGACAATTAATCAAATGTATTGGAATTCAAATATGGATATGGTGAACAAACCGCCTCATTATAATCAAGGCGGTATAGAGTGCATTGACGCAATAGAAGAAAGTATGAGCAAAGATGCTTTTGCTGGATACTGTAAAGGCAATGTAGTTAAATACTTGTGGAGATATGAGTATAAGAACAAAGTTGAGGACTTAAAAAAGGCTCAATGGTACTTAGCAAAGCTCGTTACTCTACTGGAGGATTGAATGAAAGAAGTTGGAATTTTTACCCAACATTCAAAAACCCTAGGACGATGTACCAGTGTGGCCGATTGCCCATGCGTTGGCATATGTTCTTGTACTCAATGGGGTGATGATCGATGCAGAGGTTGTGGAAGGACTGCAACTGAAGTTCGGGATTGGAATACTTTCTCTAAAATGGAAAGAAAACTTATAAATCTACGAAATGCAGCAGAAAATTACTCTATTAGACAGCTAATGAGGGGAAAAGCCGCAGGGCACTCTCAGAAAGCGGCTAGTTAATTATTGGCCTTACGATACGTAAGGCTTAGGGTAGTACAACAAAAGCGCACCACGGGCGTGCTGTGAAGCCGTTTTCTTAAAAAACCTTACAAATTTACCCAGACAGTGGGTTTTTGTTATTCTCTGCTATTTTTTGCTGCAAAGAAGAAATTTCGGCTTTTATTGTTGCTATGTCAGTTTTTATTTCAGTAACATCTGGTATTTCAATACCATCTATTTCTTTTTCTAAGAATTGCACAGAGGTTTCTATACTTGCAAAACGTTCTTCAATAACTTTTTGTGCTTGTTCGGTGTCACCTATGCCACCTATTTGTGCTTCTAAGTTATCTAACCTATTTACATACTGAGCGCCTTGATAACCAAAGCCTGCTAAAGTTGTAACAATGCCGGCAAGTGCTATAAGTTGTGTTGTTTTATTTTCAAACCAGTTCATACAGATCTCCTATAAAGTTGGTTGCATTTCTTTAAGACTTGTTAAAGTCCTAATACTAGTTCCCGCTAGCTGATAAAATGCGTTTGTATTATCTTGGATAGTATTAGTAGTATAAATGCTTTTGGGTTCATACCAAACTTCTTTTTCTGGCAAACTAACTAATCTATAGTTATTAAACCCAGGAACAAAACCCATTACTGCAATGATTGCATTTTCAGATCCATACTCTCCAGTTTCTTCTTGTTGTGCTTGCACGTCTTCTTGCGCATTTTGTAAGTTTTCTGCAATTATATTTTCTACTGTGGTATCTGTATCAGAATCAGTACTAACAGAATTAACTGCTATGTTTATACTGTTTTGACTAGATACAGTTGCTACTGTTGCAACAACAACTTCAGTAGTAGTTGTTTCTGTTTCAACTGTGCTTGTACTTATAGAAGTATCAGTTACAGACGTGCTACTCATATCAAGCACTTGGTTGGTTTGGGCGGTAGATGATGCAAATTGATCTGACATGCTAGGCGAACTACTGGTGCTAATACCAGAGTTTGAAGAAGAACTAACGGCATTGCCAGCTGCAGCACTATTACCTGTAGAGTGAACAGATGTGCCTGCTGTTGTACCACTAACACTAGCTTGTGCTGTAGCTAAGGTAGATGAAACAACATTTAGAGCCATTTCTCTACTTATAGAACTTTTTCCTTCTGAAGCCATAATTACTTCTTCTTCTATTTCTTCTATAATTTCTTCCTCTTCAACAAGTTCTTCAACGGGTTCTTCCGCCGGCTCCTCTGCATGCGCAAGTTCTTCTTCCATTGCTGTCTCTTCCTCAAACCATTCCTCCAGTTCTTCAATAGTTTCTAGTTCAATAAATGTTTCAGGCTCTCTAAAGTCTTCTACAAGAAAAGTTTCTTGAAAAATAAACTCTTCAATCATTATATCTTCTATAGGTAAAAAAACTTCTTCCTCATGCATGGGTAGATCGTGCATAACCTCAAGGGGTTCATAGTATTCTTCTTGTGAAAACATTTGTTCAAAGATTATTTCTTCTTCAAAAATAAATATAGGGTCTTCAAAATATTGTTCTTCGAATTCAAACACAAAATCTTCGAACATAGGCTCTTCTTCATACCCGAAGTCTTCTTCTTCGTAGCCATAATCAAAGTATTCTTCTTCTTGAAAATAGGCAATAGAGTCTTCTTGTCTGTAACCCTGGCAAAAAGGCCCATACTGAGGATCTAAATCACACTGCAAATCATCATATGCTTCCCAATATAAAGGGCAAGACTCATTATAAAGTTGAGTGATATTACACTGTTGGGTTTGATAAGCTTCAGCGTAACCTGAACAGCTAGAATCATTTAGCGCGTTGCTACAATCAACACCATTACCACTGCCTGAACCATATAAAGAACCACCATTTTCTAGTGTTGTATTTATAGTTGTATTGTTCCAATTAGTATTTACACAACTAGAACTATTGGTAGTGCCAGTAGAACATTCATCATGGTAATAATAGGTGTATGAGTTTGTTTTGTTAGAGCCTACTTCACCTATCAGCACGTCATGGTTGATAATATTAAGTTCACGATAGCGTATATCAAAAGAGTTGTTGTTCCAAAGTATTACTTCAAAGCTATTGTCTGTATTGCTTCTGTTGTACTCTCTTAAATTATACCAACCAAAGATCATCTTGCTGTTATCACCCCAAGACTTCATACGTGAGCCCGAGTCTCTAATTAAGTCAGTCCAGAAGGGATATATGGTATAAGTGTGCTGCCCATTGATAGGGTCAGGAGTATAGTCATTACAATAGCTACCACTAGAACCAAAATGGAGACATCCATTAGTTGCCATTCTTGCTTGGCTAAATGTAGACCCATAAAAAGTAAAATCAAAAGAAAGGTCAATTGCAGGAGAAATTCCATCATCAGATACTGAGTAAGCTAACTCGCCCTCAAAGTTGTTTGCGTTAGCATTAAGGTCGTAAAGGTCTTGGTTATTTTCATAAACATATTGGGCTGATAAATTACTTGTAAGTAATAAACAACCTATTACTTTAAGCCAGCTATGCATTCTCTTTTGAGTTGTGGAGCAGAATGCCAAACTTGTTTACACCTTTGTACTTTTTCTTTGTACCAGACTTTATAGTCCGGTCGGTCTTGTTTGTTTTCTTCCCAAGCAACTGTTGCTTCTTTACCTATTTTACCTTGGTAAGGACAAGGTGTGCCGGCCATTTCCATTGCAGCAAACACTCTAGGATCTGCACATAACAATGATATAGAAGCCACTTTCATACCCATATCGTAAAGATATTTAGATAGTTTTAATCTTTCACAGTTTTGATCTCTTACTGTTTTACCACCAGAAAAACCAAACACTTGGCCCTGGAACGCGCCCGATCTACCTACGGTACATAAGTCTTGTGAATAAGACATTATAGATGGAGCAATAGCTGAAGCAGGTGGAGCTTCAGACTTTACGTTTTGATTGATAGTTTGCGTTGAATTTGACTCGTTAATGTTTCTATTCGTGTTATCAGATTTGCTGTTATTTTCATTAACATTTTTGTTATCAGTTGTAACATTTGAATCTGACGTTGAAGTATTGACATTTGTATTATTCGAAGTGTTGACGTTAGTATTATTCGAAGTGCTTGAATTCGTGACATTTTGATTTACTGTCGAATTAACTGTTGAGTTAGAAGTTGAATTCGAAGTATTAACATTGTTGTTTGTATTAGTATTGTTAGAAGTCGACGTATTAGTATTAGTATTATTATTAGTATTATTGTTAGTATTTGTTGCTGTATTTATATTTGTATTTTGATTAGTACTAACATTGGTATTCGTATTTGTATTTACGTTGGTATTACTGTTGGTATTAGTATTGGTATTTACATTTGTATTTGAATTAGTAGTTGTGGTGTTGTTAGTAGTATCCAAACTATTTTGCTCGCAATACTGAGAGCCAGCAGTACAGTTACCTGTCTGGTCCCCATAAGAATTAAATGATAGTACTAACCCTAAAGCTAGAAGTACGCGTTTGTTCATATTTTTTTATTAACATTTCCAACGTTTTCTAGCCTGCCTTAGCCTTGAGTTTGGGTTTTTTGCAGCTTTAGGGAATTTCTTCATCTGCCCAGCAGACCTAGCGCAATAAGACTTACGTCTTTTAGCGGCTTTGCTTCCCTTTTTAACTTTTCCTGTTACTGCAGTTTTAAGTTTGGATCCAGGATTTGCTCTGCGGTGAGCAGCAACGCCCTTCGCAGTCATACCCGCACCCGATTTGGTTTTACGGTAGTTAGCGCCTTTACCCTTTGTTGTTTTTCTTATTGGGTTTTCTTTTTTGCGGGGCACTTTTCTTCCTTATTGGTTTTTCTGGGGTTAAACTTTTTTTAAATAGTTTTGTATAGGCTTTTTTTACCCCATTTAAAAATTTTTCAATATATTCTATATACATAATTATACTCATTAGCAATAAAGCTAAAAGAATAGTATAACAAAGTATCACTTCTTCTTAGCTGTTTTTTTAGATTTTTTAGCCATAGTCCTTACTCGAGTGGGTTTGCCCCCTACTCCCTGTGCTTTGGCTCTTTTGCGCGTTACTGCGCTTCTTTTTTGTGCAGCTGTCATACTTGCAGCTTTAGATTTAGGAACACATTTTGGATAACCTTTCTTTTTAGTAGAAGCTTTCTTTCTACCGCATGGCGCGTGTCCACCGCCTTTTTTCTTTCGACCAATATCAACCCATTCTTCCTTAAACCATTTTGTTAGGCCACCTTTTGGTTTAGCACTAGCCATTACTTCTTGTAGCCCCCGCCCCTTTTCTTGTAAGTTCTGACTAACCAACCATTTGCATAAGCTGATGGGTAAACTTTAAATTTTCTTTTAGCCTCTGCTTTTACTCTAGAGTATAGTTTTTTATTTGTAGGTGTTGGCATTATGCTCTCCTTGCGTTTTTTGTTCTTTTAAAAGAACGGTTTGATTTTTTTGATTCCATCTTCATATTCTTAGCCACGCTGTTTAAAGGGTTGTTGTCTTTATGTGCAACATCTTTACCGTCACCCTTTTTTGCTTTGCCTTTAGCTATCATTATACGACGTGCTTTGTTGCGACCAGCCCTGCGTTTTTTTTGTGCAGCTGTACCCTGGTATCTATCGTATTCTTGCCGATAATTTCTGGCCATTACTTACCAGTTTTAGCTTGAGCCTTCTTGTGTGCTTGTCTCATAGTATCACCCATAAGCATACGTCTTTTCATAAAGGCCATATGTTTAGCACTGTGATGCTTACCGTGTTTGTTTAAAGACGTTTGTTGACGTTTAGAAATGCTTTTCTTTTTGACCTGTTGAGATGGTCGTTTAGCTTTTCTAGGCATTACTTTTTACTTTTCTTTTTAGCAATCTTTTTTTGTAAAAAAGCAGGCAAAGTTTTTTGTTTTGCAGTAAGTTTTTTAGCGGGTTTCTTTTTCTTCATCATTTTTTAGGCCTCTTAGGGTTATAAGATATAGAAATTTCTTTAGCTATTTCTTGTGCATTTTTTGTAGGTAAACCTTCAAAATTTATAGCGTCTTCTGCGCGTTCTCTGTTAGGTACATTAGGCATCATTGTAGTTTCTTCAACTTCTGTGTCTCCAATTTTACCTTTTGTTGTTGGTCCTGGTGTTCTAGACGCCATCTCTTTTCTCCTGCGTAATTAAAAAATCAACTAACTTTATTTTATCATTAATCTCAACTAATTTACCAACCAGCTGGTCTAAATACTCCGTAAAGTTAATATGTTCCGGTATTGAAGTAGGGTTAGAAGTAAGAACTTCTAGGTCTAAAGTGACCTGGGCCCGTTGTCCTTCAAGCGTTACTTTGTAAGCTTTGTAGATAGATCCTTTATCCATATGTTTTTCCTTAATAGTGGTCTATGTCATCGTCCACGGCTAGTAGCCGTATGAAGATTTCTTCTTACCTTTTTTTGCCGGTTTTTTCTTCTTAACAGGCTTCTTCTTGTACATACCTTTCATTCCCATTTGATTTATACCTCCGCATTTCATAATCTTTATAGTACCTTAACTAGGTTCTGTTGGCCAGACTATTGGGTCAGTTGATGGTAAATCTCTTAACGCTTGACGGTACGTGGCCCATTCTGTTTTTTTAGAGTCTGACAAAGGGCTATCGGCAACCTGTGTCCAATCCGATTTAGCAAGCAGGACATTTCTATTTGCTCGTACTTCATTTAAAACTAAATCCGCTCTTTCAACAGCGGCACCACTTTGTATTAAGTATCGATTAGCTGAATAAGAGCCTTCTATAATGCTAAAACCACTTGCAAGAGGTATTTCTGATTGATGAGCCACACCCGAGGTTGCGTATTCAATTTCACCAGAATCAGTATTATAAACTGTGTATGTGTACATTATTGAGTGTTATCCATAATTATATTTAAAGAAAGCTGAGTGTGGTTATACCCCCCACTAAAATAAACTCGCCAATAAACAGTGCTTTGAGAAGTACTTAACCCGGTTATCTGACCTGTGTAAACATAGCTATAGCCTCTATAAGTTCCTGCATTCCAGTAGATATTAGTATTACCACTTGCATTTACCCAAGTAGAATTGTCTAAAGAGTATTGCACTCTTCCGCCATTAACATTACCAAGAACACCAGCAAAAATTGCAATGTAAGTGGCATTATTTCTTATTTGTGTAACTGTTACGGGAACAAACGAAGCATTACTGCCTGTGTACGTGCCAGAACGTTGTACATAATTCTGTGCGCTTCTGCCTAAAGGAAAAAAAGTACCCGCACTAAGATGACTTTTAATGTCTGTACTAACATTATCAAAATGTTGAACGTTAAGAGTGTCTGCATTAATCTGCGTTCCTGTAATAGTATTAGCAGCAATTTGGTCAGCTGTAATAGTATTAGCAGCGATTTGGGTAGCTGTAATAGTATCAGAGACTATTTGGGTAGCCGTAATAGTATTAGCAGCAATTTGAGTAGCTGTAATAGTATCCGCTATAATCTTTCCACCATTTAAAGTGCCAATTTTAGCGTCAAGAATTGCAGCATCTTTAATACGCGCTTGGTCTATGTAAACAACCCCACTATCAACAATAAAGGGAGCTATGTTTGAGGACCCACTCCATATAGCAAACTTATCAGCTTGAAACTGTACGTAGGACTGGGCCCCTGAACCACTGCTCGCGTTTGACCCAATAACCATACCAGCAGCTGACTTGCTGCCATTAGATTCTGTTGCAACCGTAAGTACAAACATGGCATTTACATCGCCATTAAGATTGGCTGTAGTAGTACTTAAGCTGTTAACACTAGCAGTTAAAGTGTTGTTGTTACCAGTAACGGTACTGGTCAAACTGCTTAGAGAACTAGCAGTAGCGTTTTGGGCATTAGTAACTGTAATTACGTCTTGTTGTGCACTAGCCATAGCTGCCGTAAGAGTACTACCTGTAAAACTAGTAGCTCCAAATACACTTACTAAAGTTGAATCGCGTCCTGCTACCCAAGCATTGTTGGCTGCGTTTCTTGTATAAATCTGACTATCATCGGTGTCAAACCAAAAATCATGTACCCCCAATGCAGAACCGTCGGCCCTGACACTTGGAGCGCTGCTTTGTTTAATTACAGTAGCCGCTGCTGCGCCTGTTGCAATTAAATTATACCCAGGTAGATCTGCTAATGTTTCGCTAAGAGCGGCCATTGTGGCTGCTATGTTTTCAATAGTTGTAGCACTAGCCATATTAGACCAAGGACCAGGAGTGTTTGAAGTGCTTACAAAACGAACCCAATAGTAATAGGTAAAGTCATACTCAAGTCCTTTGTCGGTATATATAAAAGCGTTAGTTGTTCCTACAAGAACAGCACTACTTAAATCTTCTGCTTGAGAACGCCAAATTTCAGTAAACGCATGATTACCATAGGGCGCAGTATTAGTACTTTGATTCCAAGATAAAAGAACGTCGGTGAATAAGCCACTAGCAGTAAGCGAAGTAGGAGCAGGTGGTACTATTACGTCACCTGGTCTTTCTCTGATAGGTCCAAAACCTGTTGCGCCGGTGTTAGGGTTGTAAGGGGATTGAGCTAAGTCTGTCGCTAACCCACTGTCTATAAGTTCGCGTAAAGTTACGGCTCTATCTTTGGGATCTCCCCTTCTGCCTAGTCGCACTTCTACTGCTTCTTTTATAGACTCTAATGCGAGTTTAGTTTCGGGATCTGTTTTTGCCGGAATATTCTTAATGGCTGGAACTTTAGTCTCAGGCATTAGATTCCTCTTAGTTCATCTATTGATTCAGCAATACAAATTTCATTAACTACTTTCGCAGAAGATACTTCTATTGCAAAATCTTTACATACAGTGGCGGGTAGCCTTACAACTGGTTCTTGAATGGTTACAGCACTAAAACTAGGAGTAGTGCCAGTTACAGTAAAAGCGCTGCCTGCTGCTGCTATAACCGAATGGTATATAACAGCGCCATCCCCGTATAATTTAACAGTAACGGGAAAAGCTTCTGCATCAACTTTTAAAAAACCCATGCTTGTAGGTTTAGGCGGAACAAAGTCTTTAGACTTCCAAGTATAAGTTTGGTCTGTTGTACCAGCTTGAAACTTTTTAATCTGATTAGCAATAATCAGATAAGCGTTACCATCATCAGGATCAGTAAATGTACCTCTAATAAGAGCACTAGCAGTTAAAGTAGTAAAAGCGTTTTGCCCTCCCCTGGGATCAAATACAAACCCACCAAAACCAGAACCCGTGTTGTAAAAGCCCAAGTATCTACCTTTCCACAAAGTAGCATTAATAGTTGTGGGGTAATATTGAGCCTGCCATTGATCAGGAGTAATTAAACCCTCTGTAATAACTTGCACGTCGGTACCAGCAGCTGCAACTAAACCATCTGCTCCTGCGTATATAACAAAAGGACCCATGTCTACCATTGATGTTTTACTTAAACAGGCTTGTGTAGATTCAATTTTAATGGCACTCATAGAAGCAGGATCAGTTCCTGCAATTAAATAAGGCGATCCTTCGGTAGTTACAATTAAACCATTTCCAACAGCTTTCATTCCTATAATATTATCTTCTATTGCCATACGATAAGAAGTAGGCCAAGCATGTGGCAAAAATCTTTCTGAAAAACACACGCGCTTGCCTGTAAACCCCGCCATTATACCATTTGGCATAGCGGTTAAACCTTTCATAGGGCCATCAGGGTATGTAGAACTATCATCATCTGGTGGCGCAACCCAAAAATAAGACGGGATAACTTCGGCTAATTCGTCGTTGTTAGATGTATCATCATAACTAGTAGTTGCCATTGCAACTTCCGCAACAAACTGAAAAGCTGTGGTATTAGAACCTGTATTAGATCTGTATATGCGTTTTGTACCAGCACTAGAACCAAAATTGTTATTTGATTTAGCACCTGCTGTTGACAAGTTGCTTACGGTAATAGTAGCGTTGTCGTCTGTTGTAATTACAGTAGATGCAGCAGAAGGTGGGCCTTCTTCGCCGTACGCACTTACAAAGGTATATACATAAGACGTTGAAAAATCAGGTAGTTGGTCTACAAGACCTTTAAATGTAGCCCCGTCGCTAATAGTTCCAGACGTACTTGCACCCGTAGCTGCAATAGCAGGTTCTACCGTTAAAGTGGTTGTGCTTGGTACTGTAGCTATTTTATGTGTTTGGTTTATATCGTCTGCGGGTACAGCATTTTGAGCACCAAAACCTGCAAGGGTAACGTATTGGCCTACGGCCGCACCGTGGTTACTGGCCGTGGTCACTGTCAGTACTGACGAACCGCTGGACGTAGTTAAAGTAGCGTTAATAGACACTGGTGTTTTAATTGCTACAGCTGGCGTATTTGGAGGGGATTCAATTCCTAACCTAAAAAACGCGTTAGGGTATACAGTCCCCCCTATGACTTGGGTGCTTCTGCCCATGCGTGGAAAAGATTGACCAGTCCAATAAACAGTGTT